CGGACGTGGCCGCGGACCCGGATCGGTAGCCCGTAGGGCCGGTACACGAACGAGATGTCCGAGTCCTTCACGGTGACCCGGAACGTCTGCTTCGCCCGTTCCTGTCGCTCCTTGGCCGCGTCGTAGCCGCCCGCCTTGGGCTTGGGTGCCTTCGCCATGATGGTCGTCTCTCTTCTTGTTGAGTGGCCGTCCGGTGTTGTTGGTGACCCGGTGGGGCGGCAGCGACGACCAAGCCGGCGGCCCCACCGGGGTTTCAGTCGGGGAACGCCCGACGGGCCAACGCATCGAACGCGTGGCCGTACTTCTCGACGATGTACCGCTGATGGGTCGCGAGCGTGGAGTTGATCGCGTACGGGCCTTGCCCGATCACCGCGACATCCCACGAGTTACCGACCCACTCGGCCTTGATGTTCGGCTTGGACCCGTCGTTGTTCCAGCCGGTCCGGTTGTCCTTCACACCCCAGAACGCCGCGTAGGCCCCCCAGTACCGTTCGCCCTTGCGGCCGGCGGTGATCCCGATCCGTGCCGCTGGTGCGGTGCCGTAGCCACGGATGGCGTCGGCGAAGTGGGCTTGGATGCCGCCCATGCCGCGGGCTTCGGCCTGAGCCTTCCCGGCCATGTCCTTCGCCAGTTCGCGGTGGAGTCCGGCGAGTTCCTTCGACCAGGCACGTGGCTCCGAGAGCTTGCGGAGTTCGCGGCGGAACTCGGCGAGTCCTTCGACTCGGATGGCCGCACCCGACGTGGACCCGGAGCGGGTTCCACCGCGCCGGGTCCGTTGCGACGGGGCGACCATCGGGTCAGGCCGCGGAGGCGTCCGTGTTGACGACGGTCACCGTGAGCGCAGAGGCGTCGGTGGTGTCGCCGAACAGCCGGAACGGCGCGTCGGTCATCACCCGCGACCGGGACCCCATCGGGGTCAGCGACGAGTCGTAGCGGCCGTAGCCGGCGATCGTCACCGAGTCCGCCCCGTGGGTGGCGACGATCTCAAGGTCGAACGGGGCACCCGCGAAGTAGCGGTCCACCTGAGCGTTCGTCAGGTACTCCAGATTCAGGGTGCCGCCGTAGGTGCGCTCGGTGTCGCCGTCTTCCTTGATCTCGGACGAGAACCGGGAACCGCCCCGGTAGTTGCGGACCAGGGCGTTGTCGCCGGTGACCTCGAACCCCTTGAGCGGGACCGACACGTTGTCGATCTTGAGGGTGGCGTGGTGCATCTTGTAGTAGGCGATCCCGGACGGGTACGACGCCGACGCGAGGGCCTTGCCGATCACCACGGTCAGGCCGGTGCCATCAGCGCTGGCAGCGGCGGACATCGTCGCCGAGGAGCCATCGTCAGCGACGTCGGTGATGTACGCGCCGGTCGCGATGCCGGTGCCGGACACGTCCTTGCCGATGTCCGCCGCGGTGAAGTCCGCAGCAGCCGACCCGAGCGTGGCCGACAGGTTGGTGGTGACACCATCGGTCACGGACCGGGTGCCGACCTGAAGCCGCTGGGCGAGCCAGTCGATCCCGAGCGTGAGGAACGCGCCCTCTTCGCCGCCGATCGCCCACGATGCCACCTTCGCCCCGGAGACCGTCTTCGGGATCACGGTGCCGTCCATGTTGACGCCGACCTGGAGCGTCGCCGACAGACCCGCCAGCGTGGCCGGGGTGAACACGTGCGTGTAGGTGCCGGAGCCCGTGGTCGACTTGCCGCCGAACATGTGCCGGAACAGCGACGTCGCACCGATGGTGGACAGCTCGAACGGCGTCGAACCACCCACCTCGATAAGGCCACCGTTCGTGGCTTCCATCGGACGAACCTTCCGGCCCGCCCACATCGCCTCGGACTCCATGATCGGGTCGGTGCGGTCGAGCGATTCGCCGTCGAGGATCGGAAGGAACTTGTCGGGCGTGACGGTGACGCCAGCCGTGGTCTCGGTCTTGAACCCGATCTGGGTCATGGTCAGGTCTCCTGGGTGTCAGCGCCCGCAGGCGCATCGGGTTCGGTGGACTTCTTCGCGGCGGCCTTCTCGACGGGGGCGGCCTTCTTCGCCGGCTTGGCGACGGTCCATCCCTGGTCGGCGAGCGACTCGGCGGTCGTGTCGTCCACGTCGATCGAGTGGCCGCGTTCGACGCGCTGGCCGTCCACGATCAGAGCGGCGGACGGGTGGTCCTTGGGCATGGTGACCTTGGGCATCAGTGGCCCTCCGTGTTCATGTGAGGCGGATCTGAACGGTCGTCTTGAGCTTCCCGAGCAGGTAGAACCCGTCCGGGCTACGGATCGGCTGAAGGTCACCAATCCCGGTGAACCACGAGTCATCGACGGTGCCGTCCAGCGACCGGTTGTTGGCGTGCACGTCATCAACGACCGTGACGATCTCGTCGAGGCGAGTCATGCACGCCTCAGGGTCAGACAGGCCGTTCACGCCGACGGCCCACTCGATCGCGAGTAGGTCATCACGGAAGTACCGGCCGTCCGTCTGCCCCGGCCCCTCGCCGAGATCCGACGACAGGCTCGAGAAGAACAGCATGTCGTCGGTGACATCGAGTTCCCCGGGAGGGAACGCCAACACCGTCAGTTCACCGGCGAGGCGGTGCGCCGCGTACAGGTCGGCCATCTTCGACAGCAGTCCCCATCGGGACGTGTTGGCGGGCATCAGAACGCCCGGCGACGGTAGGAGTGCAGGGCGTTCAGGTAGTTGTCGACCTGGAGGAACCCGGTCGGGCGGCCCTCGGCCTTGTTCGGTGTCGAGTACCGGGTGGTGCCGGCGTCGGTGATCGTCAGCAGCGTGTCCCGACCAGCACCGGACCCGTCGACCGTGACCATCCGTTCGACGTACAGGGCGCAGGCAGCGAGGTAGAGCGCATCGGCTTCGGCGGGGTCTTCGTCGGTTGCGGCGACACCGATGCCGTGCGTGTAGGTGGCGGTCACCTTGGACGACGTGTTGATCTGGACGCGGCCCCGGGCCGTGTCGAGTTCTTCGACCGTGACCGCGTTGTCGTTCTCGTCGACGACTGTGCACGCCGTCACCTGCACGTCCGGCAGATCCAGCCACCCGCACCGGGCCTTGCCGGTGTAGGTGGACTCGCGCGGCGGGCACGCAACGCCGAGGTAGTCCTCTGCGATCTCCCCGAACTCAAGGACGTACAGGTCGATGGCGTCGTCGTCGGAGGGCTTGAGCCGCCGCGGCCGGCGGGCGCGTACCTGCGCGGCGGTGAGCAGCGGCTGAACGGCCATCAGATGTTCGCGGCCTTCTTGGCGGCTCGCGGTCGGGTGGCACGCTTCTCGCCAGGGACAGCGGTGGCCGCTTCCACGACCTCGAGCGGCTCGAAGTACTGCGGGTTCGACACCACGATCGGGTCGGAGTCGTCGATGTGGGCACCTGCGGGGATGACGCGGGTGCTGGTGGCGCAGCCCTGACGGGCACGAACGAGAGCCATGGTGGCCTCCTGTGGTTGACGGGGTGACGGAGCGGCCCCACGCCGGGGCCGCTCCGTCAACTGGCGTGACCTCGGGTCAGGCCGTGGTCGGGTTGTCGAGCAGCGTGAAGGCGGCGTCGTTCACCGAATCGCCGCCGACTCGCCACCAGGCGAGCAGGCCGCGCTGGCCGGTGAGCTTCCCGTCGCCATCGACGACGTGCTGGATGACCTCGACGGACATGCCGATCCGGTCGGCGATGACGTAGTTCCGGAAGTCGCCCAGGACCGCGATGTAGTTGTTCGCGGTGGCCGCCGTGTCCCACGAACCGTCCATGGCGGATGCCTCGTAGGCGTTGTAGCCGAGGAGCTGCGAGGGCATCCCGGCACCGATGCGCTCCCACAGGGAGGCACCGCCGGCCGTGTCGAACTGGCGGACCTTGTTGTAGATCGCCTTATTCGCCGCGAACGACGCGTTGGGCCGGAACCGGGGGCCGAGGGCCTCTTCCATCGCGTACAGGTCGACGGCGGCGAAGACACCTTCGGACCCGGCGACGTTGATCTCCGACGAGGTCCCGGCGAGGGCGGTGACGATGCCGTAGGGCTCCACCGAACCGTCACCGGCACCGACCGCGAACTTCGTGGCCTCGAGCTCATCCTTGGCGTCCTGGAGCAGCATGAGCATGTCCGACGTGAAGCCGGGGTAGTCCATGCCGATCTCGAACGAGTAGTTGATCTGCGCCTTCGCCTTGTGGGCCGTGACGGTCGGCTGCGCCAGCGTCGGGGAGCCCTCGGTGATCGCGGCGGCCTCAGCCCCGAACGAGGCGGTGACGCCAGCGGTCGAGACACCCTTCCACTTGTCGTTCGTGATCGGGACGACGCGGCTGATCTGACGGAACGGGTTGGCCGAACCGTCGGAGGTCAGGATCAGGGTGGGGTCGATGATGACCGGGACGGCGTAGCCGCCCGCGTTGCTGGTGAGCGACGCGGCGCGGGTGAAGGCCTCGCGCTCGTCGGTGGTCAGCGACATGCCGGACGGGTCGGCCAGCATCTTGCCGAAGGCCCGCTCGTAGGTGTCGGAGCCGGTCGCAGCGATGCGAAGGGCCACGGACTCCTTCGGGGTCACCGGGCCGTCGCCGCCGTCGAGGTAGCGAACGAGCTGCTCGGCTCGCTCCCGGTGCTCGTCCTTCGCGAACGGGGCCTTCTCGATGGCCGCGAGGCCGCGGTCTCGGACCTCGGTGCGGGTCGAGTCGAGCCGCAGCGACGAGAAGTCGAACGGGTCGGCGTTGCGGTTGAGGTTGAGGTTCGGGGCCGAGATGGTGCCGTCGCCACGCTCGATGGCAGCGGGCTTGTCGGCGGCGAGCCGCTCGAGCTCGGCGTGGCGCTCCTCGATGTTCTTGAGGGCGGCGCGCTTCTCGTCGCGGAGCTGGACGCCGGCCTTGAAGTCGGCGGCCTGATCTTCGGGGAGCGCGGCGTCGCCGGCGCGCTCGTGGATGTCGGTGATGCAGGCATCGAGGTAGGCGATGTCTGCGATGAGGGATTCGCGGGTCTCCATGGTGGAGGGTCCTTTCAGGAGTGGATCGCGAGCAGGCGGGCGCGTGCGTCGCGGGTGAGGCCGGAGTGCCGGGGCGGCTCTGGCGGGTCGGCGGCTCCGTCGCGGTCCGAAGTGCCCTCGGCGGCTTCGGGGGTGGGAGTGCCGGAGATCAGGGCGCGAGCGAGGTCGCCCAGCGCGGACGGGTCAGCGAGGATCGCGGCGAGCTGCTGCGATCGGACACCTACGGAGGTGCCTTCGTAGGCGGGAAATACGACCGGGCCGACCTCGTACAGCTTCACCTCTTGGACGGTGCGAAGCGGGATGTCACCGGACTCGTCGTAGGCCTCCTTCACGACCGAGAACCGGAACGACATTCCGTCGATCGACCCGGAGGCGATGGCGTCGCGAACCGGCTGGATCAGCCAGTTGTCGTGGAGGCGGGCCTTGACGTAGAGGCCGTGGGCGTCCTCGCGGATCGCTTCGAGCGACCCGATCGGGATGGACCCGACGAGCGGGTGGTGGCCGTGGTCGAACTGGATGACCGGGGTTCGTTCCTTCAACGTCTTGGTGAACGCACCGGGGGCGATCACCTCGTCGAAGGTGCCTTCCCAGGAGTCGATGCGGGTCGGGTCGCCGAACACCGCCCCGTATCCCTCCAGGGTCAGACCGTCGGCGGAGTCGGCGGCGCGTTCGAGCTGGAACGACACGGAGCGCGTCAGGTTCTCGCGGGGGGCGTCCATCAGATTCCACCTCCGGTGGAGTTGCCCGAACCGGGCGGTTGGAGCTGCACGGGGATCAGCCCCGAATGCACAAGCAGCGCAGGGTTCCGGGCCTGCACCGCCGCGACGACCGACTCGGGCGTGTATCCGCCATCGGTCAGGGTGCGGATCGACTCGGCGTCGACCTTGAGGATCTCGGCTGCGTCCTTCTGGTCTTCTTGCAGGAACGAGATGTCGCGGTCGTCGTACCAGAGCCGCGAACCCGCGGGTGTCGGAATGAGCTTCTGGAGGCACGCAGCGGCCATGCGCCACTGAGGGCGGGCCCAGCCGTCACCGAACTTGCGGCGGGCCTGCCCGTAGTTCGAGTACGTCGCCTGCTGGAGACCTTCGGACAGGCCGACGATCACCGGAGGAACACCACCAGCGGCGGCGATCCGGGTCTCACCAGCACCTTGGGTGACCTTGAAGTCCAGTTGCTTAAGGTCAGCGCCGACGACCTTCACATCCGCGCCACCAGCGAGCCACAGCGTCTTGTAGGCGTTGTCCACGCCCTCGTGTTCCGACATCACGTCGATGAGCTCAAGGGCGTCCTTCTTCGGAACTGCCTCGGCGAGTGACACCGCCAGGTTGGGGGTGGCAGCGTTGTCGAAGAACCGGCCCTTGTGGCGGGTAGCCGCGGTGTCGGATCGGATCTCTTCGGCGATCGGCGTCAGCCACGACATCCCACGGAACAGGGCCGTCGGGTCGGGGATCGGAGCGAAGTGGGCCACGTCCTCGAGAAGCAACGTGGTCGGCTTGCCAGACCGGTAGCCGTTCGACCAATGCAGGTAACCAAGGGGGCGGGCGTCGATCCCTTCCTCGGTACCGTCAACGGAACCAAGGATGATGTCCACCCGGTCAGGGCGCAGGCGACGGAGCTGCATCTGCCGGTCGACGAATCGGCGGGCGATGAACGCATTCCCGGCCAGCGACGCGTCCTGCTCCATGCGAGCCAACAGGTCACCGGTGGTGCCGTTCGGCCACGGCGTCTCAAGCAGGGCCAGATCGGGGGTGCCGAACAGGTCGCCGGGGCGGCCCTTGTCGAGCTGCTGGAACTGGAACCGGGCCTCGGTGAACAGCAGCATCCGGGCGAGGATCACCGCGAAGATCACCCCGTTGGTCTTGTAGCCCTGCTGGACGTAGCCCTCGAACGAGTTGCCGATCGACTCGGTGTTGCTCGCGCCCCAGGTGGTGACCGGCCGGTCCAAGCCGAGCCGGCTGGCGTCCATCAGCCATTCGTCGATCGTGTACCGCTGCACCGAGCGGGGTTGACGGGTACGCAGAATGCGGCTCACTGATCTTCACCCCGGTCCCACCAGATGAACCCGGCCCCGACACCCAGGACGATCGGGCCAGCCGGCGGATACGCCAGGGCAGCACCAGCGGCGACCAGGACAACAGCAACGATCAGCAGCCAGTAGGTACGGATCACCGGTACACCGCCACCGCGTAGCCACCGGGCTCCGGCTCGTTGAGGGCGTGCCAGCAGGCACGGTCGAACGCCACGATCGCAGCGATGCCGATGTCGATCTTGCGAGGCGAGTCGGTCGATTCCTTGGTGATCACGTCGCCTCCTCTCACGGTCTTGGTCACGGCGTTACGGAGATGGCGGGCCAGCCGCGGGTCGCCGTCGTGGGTCAGCGGCATCCCGGCGTCCTCTTCGTCACCGCCAGCCACGGCGGCGTAGAACCTCGAGCACGCCGGTTGCATCCGGGCCGTCTGGTTCGTCGGGAACTCGACGACCACCTCGCCGTACGCGGCTTCCCACTGTTCGATCTCGTCGGCCCAACCGGGAGGATCGGGGCAGAGCTCCAGCACCTCGTAGCGTTCCATCGCCTCAGCGACGACCCGCTTCACATCAGAGCGGGGAACCTTCCAGTTCGGGCCGGCATCGTCGGGGCGTTCCCATGCGCCGATGACGAACAGGTGCCCCTCGAGCGTGCACCCGACCAGAGCGGTCGAGTCCCGCTTGTACGAGCCATCGAAACCCAGCACCACCTGAGTGCCCTTCGGTGGTGCACCGCCAGCGACGCGGGCCTCCCACGCGCCTTCGGGGAGCCAATGCCCACCGCCTCGGGCGAACGCACCGAGCCAGTAGCGGCGGATCTCATGGATCGGGTACTTCTTACGGATCAGCGAATCGGCACGACGGCGCAGATCGTCGTC